GGATGTACTATGTTCTCCTGAAGAAGAAACAAGAAGAATATCACCATATTCCCCCCACGAGACAAATTGCAATAATGTTGGCCTCTCTCCTTTTTAATGTTTTCTTTTATACTGACAATGTTGATTATCTCTACATTTCAGACGAAGATACTCATTGGTGTGGAGAATACAACTACATTGATTTTGATCATGCTAGGTCTCCAACTCCTTACTATATCTTCAACATTTCTTCTTCACATTCTAAAAACATCCCCCAAATCTGTCCTTGTCCTTTTTGCCAAAACAAATAAACACAATTTTTTACAAAAAGACTCTTTATTTAATAAATAACCACAAATCTTCCTTGTATTTGTGTCTCCACTAATAATTTAACCCACTGTAAACTTCAGGATTAACTCTTGTTATAATGATAGTATTTGCATGGGTCCCAGTTGCATGATTCACTCCAGCTGCACTTATAGTTACACCTGGATCAACCTTATCCACATTTTGACTTACAACTTTGAATCGCATGTAAAAATAATGTTCATTATAAAAATTTACTGACTCCCAATTAGACACATCTGGGTAAATTGGGAGAGATGTCAAAGGATTATCTGGAATGAATGCAACAGAAGTCACTCCAGCATCATAAGTAAATGTAGGACTTGGAAGCCCATGTGGCTGAGTGCAAGTCTTGTAAATGAACACGTCCCATAATCCATCCAGATCAGGAAAAGTGATCTTAAACTTGTCATCAATCAAGGTATCTATTGTCACTTTTATTCCACTATAAGATCCAGGATCTGGCTGTAATTTTACACCAGCCCCCACTCCAAAAAGTGCATTTGTCACTTTTCCATAATTCCTAAAAGTCCAACTTGCCAATAATGGCACTCCCAACTGTGGCTTGAACAATGCAACTTCATAAGAACACCAAATTTCTGCAATTGGAGCATTCTCCACTGGAATGCCCTGAGATCCAATGAATATATTTCCCAAATCATATAATCTGCTGTCTCCTGTCTTCACAACACCATCTTGAGCAACATAAAGATGTGTTTGAGCATTCAAATTTGGAGCACATTCAATGGCATGAATCATAGATTCACTTGGCTTTGAACTTGTAGAATATTGCAGATTCTCCAACTGCCTTTTAGAAGTTGGTTTTGGTTCTAACACATTGTATTGAGTCCCAACGAAATAAGAACCCAACACTGACTTATCTGAGAAATCAGATGTCAAAGTCTTTAATTCAATTATCATCCCCCTCATCTCGTATTCTTGATAATTATCTGCAATTGTGGATAACCATGGAAATAAAGCTGGATTTCCAGGTTGAATTGTCCACTGCCCAATAACAAAATCTGTAACTGCTCCTCCTGCTGGGAATTCTCCAGATCTCAGATCTCCTAGATATTCCCTGTGTCTGATTATTGTTGCATCTTCCCCAAATGTGTTAACAACCTGTGGAGGATCTGTTCCATCCCATAAAGTGTTCATCTTCACCTTATATTCACCTAAACCAGTTAGGTTTCTGAAAGCATTTTGGGCCATTCCACCCAAATGTCCTCCAACAGCAGCCCCCACATCTCTTCCCCATGTTTCATAACCACCTAACCCAGTTAAGGTTCCATAAGGAGTCATCACAACTCCTCTTCCACGAGTTTGATAAGGTCTTCTTCCAGAATATCTTCTCCTTTTGTATGTTCTCTTTTTCTTTCTATAATTTCTCTTTCTCTTCTTAACACCAGAAACAGATTTGGCATCTGCTAATATCTTTCTTGCATCTCTCAGATTATTGTATGCATCTGAAACCAAAGAATCTCTCGATCTACCACTAGATGATTCACTCCCTGACATTTGAATAAATTAAAAACAATTACAAATTTTTATTAAATTTATACCAGGTTGGGAATATTTAATTCCTACATCATCTGGCCCATACTTTGTAGGCGTGTAGTTATAAAAAGTTCGCTCCTTTATCCTGGCCTTCAAATCATTTGAAGCAGCCATATTTGGTTCAATGCTTTCCCTTCTACTTGAAGGAGTATAAAAAGAAATTCCCTCCAAAATGTCCTCAGGCTCTTTTTCTAAAAGAGGTGACTTCTCAGAGTATGATTTCAAAGCTTTATTAGTCTTTTTAATCAATTTTTCTGCCTTCTTCTCTTTTTTCTTTCGAATTGTAGGTTTGAACACACGAAGAGGAGTAGACCCACCACCAAACTTAGCTTGAAGATCATTATATTCTTCGCTATTAATGAGCTCATTGTTCTCCCCAAATTTGAGTTCCGGATTTGGGTCAATAATGACGGGGTTGAGGAATCCAGTTTCATCATTTTCTCTAAGCTGTTTGAGCCTCCAGATCCTCGTCCTCTCTTCTTCGTCCTTTCTTTCCTCTGCCATTCTCTCTCGGTGCCTCCTAGCACCATAGTGTTCATAACTTTCTTTGTTGGTGACAGGCGTCCAAGTTTCTTTGTGTCCTTTCCCACCAAAAAGTTCGTCTTCGCTCTCATCAGAGAAGTTGTCCATGCCTAAAAAAATGTTTTTAACCCAAAACATCTTTCTTTTAAAATAAAAATCACGTGATTTTTATATGAGGTCTATATGCTACTATTACCATATAGACCTCTAAGGCGAGGCGCTAGGCGGACTACGTGCGAAGCCGTAGGACGCCTAACATTTTGAGCAATAAACCGACCATGCGAGGCGAGTTTGCTTGCAAACGAGTTCCTTTGGAATTTGCTTTAGACAACTCAAAATGCCTTCTAAAACAACAAGCCGGGTAGATGGTGCAGCAGTACCAGCCCCGGCTGAAAATTGAGACTAGTAACCCCCATGGTGTTCGATCCCTGATCATCTCAATTTTTTTCTGTGAGTGTGTTGTGATTCCCTAAGGAATACCTCTGGTTCTGACCACTTTTTTAAAGTTCGAGCTGGGTGCTTGGTGCAGCAGTACCAGCCCCAGCTTAAAATTGCGACGGTGAACCTGCAGCGGGTTCGATACCGGAAACCCTCAATTTTTTTTTGTTAAGCTAGCGCAGCTAGGTTGCGCCCGCGCAACCCCCTTGCGCGAATTTTTTTTAATCTCATATTGTAGATATGAAGAAATGATTAATAAAACTCGAAACAATTTCGATAAAGCTTCGGTCAGTTCCCTTTTATAGATGAAAGCCGAAAATCTCCGAGCGCAAATCCCAAAAAGGAGCTGACTTTTACGCAAATGAAAACTCGACGTTATAATGTTAATAACACTATAACGTTCTAAAATGCGTACGTGAGAACAAAAATTAAATCACGTGGTGTCCCTTTATAGGTCGATCGGAGACGCACGGAGTTCGTACTCCTACGCCTATTCACACCATGTCCTCCATCCCTCGACAAAACGCAACAGTCACTCCAACCTCCTTTGCTTCGACTATTCTCGACCAACCCAATGCTGTCGCTTCTCGAATACCTGCCGAACGAACGAGAGGTGGTCACGGAAAACGACTGACTAGGATCGTCTTCACCCTAAACAACTACAAGGATGAAGAAGTCGAAAATCTCAAACTCATTCCACACAAATGGATGATCTTGGCCAAAGAAGTTGGAGAAAATGGAACACCTCACATCCAAGGCGCGATTATTTTCCCAAGTCAACGCGCCCTCTCCACCATCAGTAAGATCCCAGGTTTGGAACACGCCCATATTGAACCTATGGGGGGTTCACCACAACAATCTCTCGATTATTGTACAAAAACCGATAAGGATGCTTACATCTCAGGAACCTTGCCTGCTTCAGGTAAGAGATCTGACCTCCACGAAGTCGTTGATATGCTGAAGGCTGGGTCCACCCTCGACAAATTAGTCGAGGACACCTCTTCAGCAGTATCATACGTTCGTTATTCCCGTGGACTCACTCTCCTCAGACAACACTATTCAAGAAGGAGGAACCCAAATGAACCACCTGTCATTCTCTGGTTTTATGGGCCCACGGGAACACAGAAAACTCGTTCTTCCTTTCGTCTCTCCGAGGCCATCTATGCCCAAGAATCTCCTTGGATCTCTAATGGCCCACTCAAATGGTTCGACGGATATGACGGACAATCTGCAGTCATCTTCGATGATTACAGAACTTCAGATTGCACCTTCTCCTACCTTCTTCGAATTCTCGACAGATACCCGATCAAGGTCGAATTCAAGGGGGGATATGTCAACTTCGCCCCTATCACAATCTTTGTCACCTGTCCAAAGTCCCCGAGGGATCTCTGGAATCACCGAACTCCAGAGCAGCTTGACCAACTCTCAAGACGAATTACTTGTGAGTTGGAATTCCCACCATCAAGACATGACTTCTTATCCCTCGCCAAACATATACCCATTTCAGAGCTCGACCTCGGAAATCTCTATGATGAAGTATTCCCCACCAACTCCCCACGACAACCAATACTTCAACTACCACCACCCAACACTGAACCAGTGTATCGGTGTACAGGCTCCAACCTTCATCCCCCAGCCGCCAACACCCCACGACAACCAACACTTCCTCCTACAACAGAGGGATCAGGATCCGATCTTGATCCCGGAAGTCCAATACCGCAATCATCCTATTTTACTCCAGGACTATTTAATGATGAGGAAGATAAAGATAGCGGATGGCCCAACTGGTCCGATTTGGACTCAGGAAATGATGAGCCCTTCAGAAGATTCTTCTGATTCTACAGACAGCTCATGGTTGGATGACAGGACTCAAGAAGGGATGTACTATGTTCTCCTGAAGAAGAAACAAGAAGAATATCACCATATTCCCCCCACGAGACAAATTGCAATAATGTTGGCCTCTCTCCTTTTTAATGTTTTCTTTTATACTGACAATGT